CAATATCTTACTGCCATTTTCTAACTCCAACGAACCTTTATTCCAAGATATTATACCCTGTTGCATCCATTTAGGTAAATTCTCATATGCAGTTTGTAATCTACCCAAAAGTTCCCTTGCAGTTGCTGCTTTGTTAGCAAGAATACCAATATTTACACTATCATTAAAAACTGCATAATGAAGAAGATATGCAACAACAGTAGTAGATTTACCAGTCTGTCGAGGCATCTTACAAATATTAAATCTATTCTCGTGAAATCTCTGGATTAATGTTTCTTGGAAATCATAAGGTTGAAAATTAACTAAGCCTTCATCCAAACTAACAATCTTTACATGCTGTTTAGCAAAATAAACAGGATCATTTTTGCATGCCATGAATTCAAGAATTTGCTCCTTAGTAAATTCTTGTTGAACATTAGCTTTTTTTAGGTTCGGATTACCTAGATAAACTTCATCCATTACATTCATAATATAATTCCTCTATCAACAAGTAGTATGGACTAAAGGTTCTCCTGGATCATAATCAGATATTTGATAACTCCAAAGTTTAGCGCCTGGATATACTTTATCTAATTGATCTATAACTTCTTTACGTGAAGGTTTTTTAACTGAAGGGAAGAACATCTTTATACTCATTGTCTTTCCTCTCCATGCAAGATAGACATCAATAATATTACCAGTTCTCTTTGGAAGATATGATGCTTCTTGAAGTGGATCTTCCCATTGAACACTCTGCTGAGTTGGCTCCAAAGGATCTGGTTTAATAAGATCAACTACTTCATAAGCAGCATTTCCATTCGCATCTTCTACTTGAACATTTTCATCTAGTTTATGGCAATTTCCACCACATTCTAAACAAGGATTTTCCCCACATCCTTCACAACTACACTTCTCCCCTTTCTTTTCAATAATCTGATCTCCTATTTTTACATTATTTTCTCCAAACCAACCTCTATTTACCTCCAAAGCATAAAGAACTTCTCCTTCAGAATAAACAGGAAGAAGAGTAAATGGTTTTAATTCCTTAATACTATCAATAGTTCCATCCTCTTTGATAAATGCAATATCAAGAGGTATTCTTGTATCTTTCATATGAAAAGATTTTTGCCCTACTTCTTCAAAGACAAAAAGCATTCCACTATCATAATCTAAACTCTCTCTAAACATCAAACCCAAATTAAATTCCGTTTGAGATTTGGGAATTTCAATATTTAGTGGTAATTGAACAAACATTCTTCTGAGTAATCGTACCCTATTTTCTATTTATAAATTGTTTATAATTTTTTCTAACCACTGCCTGTGTATGTCTATTTAAAATTTCTTCATACTCTTTGGATGCATCCACCATAGCATCAATAGATGGTCCATCTCCTAAATTATTACTCAAAGTTACCTTCATAACAGGATATACTGAAGCGAATCTATTATACCTATCTTCCCCCGGTTCTGCAGGAGTTTGAAAACCTTGATCTAAAAGATCCATATCAGATGGAAAGAGTTTCTTATCAAATCCAGCAACAGGACCTTCAGGATCAGCAGCATTACTATATGCTTGTGGATTACCTCCTGAATTAGTAGGAGCAGCTTCCTCTAAGTACTCTTTAAGACTTTTCATTACAGGTTGGAAATAGTGAGGTTATTAACAGCACCAACACCGACCCAAGTAGTTCCATTATAAATTTCTAACTGTGTAGTTGAAGTATTAAAAATAAGAGCACCTGCATTAACTGTAAGTGCATCTCTTTGTGTTGTGGTTATAACTGGAGGATAGAACATATGAGCAGCAGTTACAACACCAGCAAATACGGCACCTCCACTGGGATGCATAGTAATACCAATACCAGATCCATCATCAAAATCATATCCTACATCAATTCCGCTTCGAGCAGTAACAACACCAATAGAATCTAGATTTTTTATATTCTCCTTAAAGATTGTTCCAGCAACTGATATATCTCCCTCAAATTTTGCAACAATAGTTGTTGTACCAGAACCAGTAGGTCCCACATATAAAGGATATTCTGCTTTCGCAGAATCAGTATTAATTCCAACATATCTTGTTGTACTGACACCAACTGAATTAGAAGCCCATGTACCACCTGCTCCTGCTGAACCACCTGCTTTAGGAGTCCATAATGAAAGATCTGTATCATATGCTAAAACCCACCCATCAGTTGCAACTCCTGCACCAACATCAACATCATCTAAATCATCAAGACGAACTGCACCACCCCCACCAAGAGTAGAAATCTGTTGCTGAATCCTATTAATGAATATTCTATAATGATTTTGTAAATCATCAAGAGTAGCATAGTTTTGATCTAGAGGAGTAAGAGGATCAGAATTTTTTACATCAGGTGGAATATTTAATAGTCCTTCTGTGAGAACTTTTTCATCAAATTTTTCTAAAACTTCTTCTAACTTATTAACCTTATCTGAAAGAGATTGACTCCTTTCTTCTAAATTATCTGTTACTCTTATTTTACTTACAAGATCCTTAAATTCTTTTCTTAAACTATCAACATGCTTCTCATTAACAGTAAAATCAATTTTCATCTCTTTAAGTTGAGATGATAGATTTTTTTCAAAATTAACAACAGCGGGAACTACCGCATTTTTCATTTCATTATAATACTTAGAAGTACTAGTATCTAAATTCTCTTGCAACTCACAGATATTCTCTGTAAGACTTTCTTCCATAGTATTGATCTTAGTTCCAAAATCAGAAAGAGCATTTTCATAATCCTGTTCTTTCTGCTTAAAATCCTTAGAAAGATCATCATATGTTCTTGAAAGTTCCTTAGACTTGCTAATTAATTTGTCAATTGTATTAGTCTTCTCTAAAAGAACTTCATCAACTTCAATTTCTTTATTATTAACCCTTTGCTGTAAATTAACAACATTCTTATTAATTCTAGAAACTTGCTCATCTAAACTTTTAGATATTTCTTTAACTTCTTCCTCGGTTTTTAATTTAGATTCTACTAAGAGATTTTTATACTTTGGAATTTCGGTATTAACAAATTCATCAAAATCTTCAGTAATACCTTTAATCTTAGATTCATATTTTTCTTCAATTTGTGTAGCAGTATCTTTAACTAACTTTTCATTTTCAGCAAGTCTTTTATCTGCTTTTACTTCTGTCTCAGCAAAAAACTTTTTATACCTTGGCAATACTTTTTCAAGAAGAGATTCAACTTGACCTCTGATCCCAGTAACTTCATTTTTTACACTGGAAAGATTTTCTTCATTAATGGACTCAATATTTTCAGTAATAGAATTAAGATTAGCATAAATGTCTTCATGCATCTCATCAATCTTAGAAGTAAGATCTTCCTTAAAAGTTATAAACCTACCATCAACTCTTGTTTCTGAATCTACAATAAGTTTTTTATATGAAGGTACTTCTTCTCCTATAAAATTGTTTACAGTATTAGATAAAGAAGAAAATTCTTCTTTTATATCAAAAATACTTTTAGAATTTAAAGTCTTTACTTTATCCTGAATATTTCTTATAGATTCCTCTACAAAAAGAAGTTGTGCAGTCATTGCACCATCAAGATCTTCTTTACTAATAAGATCTTGAATACCTTCTCTAATTTCTTCTACACTCTCTGTTAAACTATCTACTTTCTCTACATTAGATTTAAATGTATCAAAATTATGAGTAAATTCAGTAAGTGCTTGAATATGATCAAAATTTGTTCTAAAAGAATTAAAAGCTTCAGAAATGGTTTCTACCTTTTCTGTAGTAACGTTCTCCCTAATCTCATCTAAAGAAGTATTGGGATTCTTAACGTAAAATTCTGACGGCTTTTTAAGTGGCACCCTATTAATACTCCATCTACAATTATATTTATTTTACTTGTCTTTGGACGTTTCTCCCTTAATCAACTTTGCAAGATCTGCAGTAGATCCTACAAAAAGAGCATTATTTACAGTTGATGGTCCTTTCTGTTGTTGTTCCTCATTAACATCTTTTAATTTCTTCTGGAGATCCATTAATTTATCAGTTGCATCTGAAACACTCTTAATCAACTGACCAGCAACCTCATATGCCCTAGGCATTTCACTTTCTTGAGCAAGTTCTAAAATACCATTAATTGCTTCTTGTCCTTTTTCAATTATACTATAAAGATTACCTCTAGTATATTCATAATCCTTGGTTATATCATCTTGAGTAAGTCTAGGTGGCTTT